ATGGTGATATTGTTAGTATCAGTTGTGGCAGAGAAGTTAACGCAACTGGATATATAACATCTGGGGTTTTGGCTACTAGCGGAACAACAATTAGTGTTAGATATTACGATGCCACATATCCTGGTACTTCGGGAAGCAAAAATCAAGGCACATTAACATATCAAACTACTTAGGAATAAATATGGCAAACATAGAAACCAAAGTCATTGACCAAATCACAGTCACTAAAAACGGCATAGTTCTGTATCGAGAAACAACACGCATCCTAAAAGATGATGAGCAGATAGCACAGACATACCATCGTACAAGTCTGACACCAGCACAAGACTTAACTGGTCAACCAGTCAATGTAGTGGCAATATGCAATGCGGCATGGACTGCTGAAGTCATAGCGGCTTATCAGGCTCAAGTAGCGGCACAAAGGATTTAATGTGGCTTCTAACTACAGTATTACTCGTGATCAAATCATATCTCTAGCTCTTAGAAAGTTAGGAGTGCTTGAGATCGGGGATACTCCAGATGCTAATAGCGTTTCTAATGCTGCTATGTCTTTGAACTTGTTAATTAAACAGTTTAATGCAGATGGTTTGAAGTTATGGAAAGTATCGGAACTTATCATCCCTGTTACTTCTGGACAGACTAGCTATGTCTTAGGTGGTGCTACATCTACGTTAATGTATGACTCCTTAGCTCCTAATACAGCTATTACAGATAAACCTCTAAAGGTTATCCAAGGGTTCTATCGTAATACAGTATCTACTCCAGACATAGATACACCAGTGATAGTTATATCTAGGCAGGAATACACTGTTTTAGGATCTAAGTTTTCTACTGGTACACCCAACAGTATTTTCTATGATGCTCGTAGACTCAACGGTATTCTCTATGTATACCTAACCCCTGACGCTACTACACAGACTAATCTACAACTACGTTTAATAGCGCAGATGCCTATTAATGATGTTTCTACAGCTAATGAGTTACCAGATTTTCCTAATGAGTGGATGAACTGTTTGGTATGGAACTTAGCAGACCAACTGTCTCTTGAGTATGGTGTTCCTATGAACGCTAGACAAGAGATTGCTACTCGTGCTTCAGTCTACAAAGAAAAGATGGTTGATTGGGATGTAGAGGCTTCTAGCACATTCTTTAGTCCTGACTTTAGATCTACATCTGTTAACTCCTATGGGCGATAAGCATGGCTACAGAACGTATACCACTTACGCAACCTATAGAGAGTAGGGACGGGACTTTTGCTAAAGACTCTTACTCTTCTAACTGTTTCTTTGAGACTAGGGATACGAAGAGAGAGTTTATTAAAAGACCAGGTTTAGTCTTAGCTAAACAAGTTGTTGCTATAACTCCTCCTGCTCATACTCCTAGTCAAGGACTAGCTGCTTTTAATAACAAGCTTATTGCTGTTATTAATAACGTTGTGTATAGCATTAATCCAGCATCTAGCTTTGCTGTAACTAATCTTGGTTCTACATCTAGTACTACTAACCAAAGTTATTTTGTTAAAACATTCTTAGATACGTATCTATTCTTTCATAACAAAACTACTGGTTACCTATTAGACCAAGCAGGTGCATTTATAGCAATGACTGCATTGCCTACAAGTCCCTATGTATCTGGCACTGTATTCCTAAACAACTACATATTTATTGGTACTAGTAACAATCGTATCTACAACTGTGATGTTGGTGATCCAACTACTTGGGGTGCTCTGAATTACATTAGCTTTGAGCAGACTGCTGACGTACTTGTTGGTATCGCTAAGCACTTGAACTACTTAGTAGCCTTTGGTTCTACTAGTATTCAGTTCTTTTATGATGCTGCTAATGCGTCAGGTTCTCCTTTAGCTGTAGCTCAGAGTTATACATCTGAGATTGGTTGTGCTACGGGTGACAGTATTGTTGCCACTAATAACACAGTGTTTTGGATTGGAACTAGCAAGACTAATGGTCGTGCTGTGTATCTTATGGATGGTGTGTCTGCTGTTAAGATTTCTACTAACAATATAGATAAGCATCTAGAACTAGATAGCTTAAGCACAGTAACTGCTTATTGCTACACAGTCTCAGGACATACGTTGTACGTATTATTTCTACATAACACTAGTAAGACTTTAATCTATGATGTAAACGAAAAGATATGGTACACATGGACTCAATTTTCTATTCAATCTAGTAACCAATCTAATCCAGGTACTTACCAAGAATCCTACTTTAGAGCAATCTTCTTTGCTGAGTTAAGCGATGTTGCTTATGTCTTAGATGATGACACAGCTACCATTTATTATTTGAGTGCTACTGCCTATCAAGATAATGGTCAACCTATCTACTGTAGAACAGTAACAGACATCATAGACAACGGGGTTACTAAACGTAAGTTCTATGGAAGACTAGAGATTGTTGGAGATAAAGTAGCTGGAACTATGCAAATTCGTCACACTGGCGATGACTATCAAAACTGGTCTAGCTTTAGACCTATAGATCTCAATGCTTCTAGATCTCAAGTTTATTTAAGTGGCTCTGATAGACGTAGAGCTTGGGAGTTCTTGTGTACTAGCAATGTTCCTTTGCGTCTAGACACAGCTGAGATAGACTTTAGGATAGGTGAACTAGACCAAGAACAATCTGTTGGTGGTGGCAGATACCGTAGATAAAGATTTAGTTAAAAATTTTAACGAATTAAGGATTTAATATGTTTGGTGAAATTGCTTCTATTATTAGTATTGCCTCTGGCATTAATAGTATTTTTGGAGGTGGGGGAGGAGGTGGTGGAGGTGGAGGAAGTGGAGGAAATCAAAACGTAATACAAGCAGCAGATCCTCTTGCTCCATTTAGGGCTAACTTAGCATCTATGTATTCTAGTTATTTACAACCAGGTGCTAATGTTGATGTTACTTCTATGCCTGGATATAGTGCCTATAAAACAGGCATTATGGATCCTGCTTTGGAAGCTTCTAAGCGTAGTGCTGCTGCTAGTGGGCAACTGTATTCTGGTGGAGAACAAATAGGATTACAAAATGTTGCTCAAAGAGGCTACTATGGTTTTATGACCGACTATCTTAATAGACTAGCTCAGGGTTCTGGAGCTACTATTGCTCCTGCTGGTGCTGTTGGTTTAGGTTTGAATGCTGCTCAAAGTGGTTATCAAGCTGTTGGTCAAGGCATTGGTGGTCTTGGTAACTTGTTTGGTAGTAATCGTACATCTTCACCAGGTGGTAGTGGAAGTACGTTTAACACTGGTTTCTATGATCCTGGTATGCAAGAATTCTAAGGATTAAATCATGCCATTACTAATGAGTGACGTAGCTGCTGGTAGTAATGCCGCTTTACAACTACAACGAAACATGGCTGCTGCACCTGATGTGCAACAGATGCAAACTAATGCTATGCAAGAGCAAGCTAATACTTTGCAACAGCAACAACAGAACATAGAGAAAACTAAACTAGCTAATCTTGTTGCTGATACAGGTGTTAAAACTGATGCTGACATTAGAAGTAAGATTCAAAATCTTGTAAAGGATGATAGCTACATCAAGGCTAGTCCTTCTGAACAAACACTTAAACTTGCTAGTGTGTATGGAGAAGCAGGTAAAGGTGAAGAAGCAGCTAAATTTATAGAAGCTTCTGAAAGAATTGCTACTAGAGATCTTGTTAATCAATCTAAAAAAACAGATATTGAACGTCAGGCTATAGCTGATGCTTCTAGTGTTTTGGAAACTATTCCCGAAGCTCAGGTTAACGATAGATTTAATAGTCTTCCAGAAGCAACTAGGAATCTTGTAATTGATAGAGTAGGGCAAGCAAACTGGAATAAATCTTCTCCCAAAGAAAAGAAAGCTATTGTTCAGAATCTATTTGAAACTGCTAACTCAAAACTACAAGAACAAAAAATACAGGCTAGTATTCAAATGGCACAGATACGTGCTGCTGCTGATGTACAAAAAACACAGCTTAGATTAGCTGCTAGTGAAAGAGCAAAAACTTTAGGTGATGAAAAGCTTGTACGAATTTGGGGTACTGTTAACACACAACTTGAAAAGATTCAACGTGATCCTGCTACTACTAAAGAGCGTCAACGTCTTGATGAACAAGTTGATACAGCACTGACTGATGCTACTAAATCTGCATTCTTTAGTTACAAACCTGAAGGTTCAGACACACCGTTTTATAGTCAAGACTCATTTAACAAGTGGCAACAAGCATCTACTAAACGAGACAAGTTTACTCAAAAACAACTTCTTGAAGAAAGAACTCTTATTGAGAATTTGCCAACAGAAGTTGGATCTATAAAAAGTAATATGCTAAAGAAGATTGATTCACAACTATCAACTCTACAAATAGAACCACCTAAAGAAAAGCCAGCTGGTACTCCAACACCTACACCAACACCAGCTAAACCTGATGTTACTAGTAGCAAAATTCCTGAAATTAGACCTCTTTCATTAAACCCTGACGGCTCATCTGCAAGAACAGGTTTAGGTTGGCCTCCTAAAGATACTCTTCTAAAAGCTAATGACGCTATTATGAATGGTGCTGATGTAGAAGCAGTAACAAAAAGAATGAGAGATGCTGGATACGACATAACTACAAAAGACTTGAGTCCAGAATACATTGAATACGCAAAAAAACAAAAGAAATAATATATGGCTACTAACATTTCTTTTGATGATTTGATGCCATCTAAACAAACTTCAGCTCCCACTAAAGGGGCTGATATTTCTTTTGATGATTTAATTTCTAAACCAGTATCTGCTCCTGCTGCATCTGCTTCTGCTCCTGTAGAAGGTTTTGGTGGTGCTGCTTTTGGTATGTACCCTAAGCCTGGTATGAAGCCAATGGAAGAAGGTGATACAAGTAGCCTAGGTGCTTTTGGTGCTTCTGCTCTTGAGTCAGTTGCTGCTACTCCAGTAGCCCTTGCTGGAGCTAGAGCAGCTATGGCTGTTACTCCTCCTGTTCTTCCTGTTGTTGGTCCCTTTGCTAAACCTATTGCTGGCATTGCTGGTGGTATAGCTGGTGGTATTCTTGGTCAGTTTGGTGTCAATAGTCTTGAAGATGCTGTTGACCAAGTGTTTGGTACAAACATCATAAACACACGAGAGCAACAGCGTAGAGAGAATCCAATGGCATCTCTTGCTGGTCAAGTTGCAGGTGGATCTCTCAATCCATTCATGCGTCCAGGTCTACCAAGCACTGTTAAAGAAGGTTTGTTTGGTGCTGGAATTATGTCTGGCATTGGAGCTGGTCAACGTGCTGTAGAAGGACAAAACATCTTTGATCCTAAGATGATGGCTATTGATGTTGCTACTGGTGCATTTACTAAACCCACTAGGTTGGGTGAAAGAGTGTTAGGGGTTACACCTACTGCACCTACAGCTAACTAAAACTCCTGATCTAACTAAACCATTAAGTGAGCAACAAATTAAAGCTGCTGATGGATTTGTACTGCCTGTCAAACAAGTTGCTAAAGAGGGTGATGGAGCAATGTCTCCTTGGTTAATGTCAGATGGAAAGATTGTTGGTACTGGACAAGATCACATTGCATTTGCAGGAAACATTATTGATGGACCACTGCCTGGTGGTTACAGTGATTTTATGAATCAAACTGGTGCTATTAGATCAGCCATGTTTGAAGATAAAACTACTGGACAATTTGTAGTTACTCTACACATGGCAGAAGGTCAAAAGCCCACTAAAGCTCAACTTGAATCTTTAACTGAGCTTGAAAAAGAACGTGGTAAACCAATTGACATTCGTGTTGCAAATAAAAATGGAATGGTTAATCCAGAGTACACACCAACTACTCTTAACCAACTAAGAAGAGAATCAATAGATCCTAAAACAGCTGGATTTGTTAAGAGGGTTTCTGAAGAAGTTACTAAAGACAAAGCTGCTGCTGATGCCAAGATACCTGTAGTTCAATCTGCTCTTAGGAACAAAGATACTGGTGAAATAGAACTGCTAGGTCCTAAGAGTCCAGAAGCACGTAAGGCTGCTACTAAAGATACCTTTGAACAAGGGTTTGTAGATGAGGCTGGTACGTTTCTAAATCGTAAAGAAGCTTGGAACAGAGCTAAGAGTGCTGGTCAGATACCAGAAG